CAAAGATAAAATCAGAATTGTACGAATCGAATCCTGGCGCATATGGATAAAACGCTCCTCTTCTCTTCAAGAAAGTGGGAGTTTCTCCTTCTACGACACCAGGCGCAGAAATAGTTGCTTGTATAAAATCATCAGATGGGTTTATTATCTTTAAATTTATTTTAGTGGGATCTGTTGGATTTATTGCAATACTGTTTGGTTTTATTTCTGCTATTGAAAGTGATTCGTTACCTAATATGTGTGTGGTATTTTGTAAATCTGACCAAAGTATATTATCTTTTATTAAAGATTTTGTATTTATTGTATTTTTAAAACCATTTGTAGTTTGTCTTTCTTGAGCATTTAATAGTAAAAGTCTATTATTCTGTGTTACATTATAAAAACAATTTTTTTGTTGTAAATTACTTGCATCTGGTTCTTCTAATTCTTCCGCCGCAAACCAATCGTCTTGTGTTGGTATTTGTGGTGTTCCTGAAATATTTTCAAGAATAACTGTACAATTTCTTCTATTTTTCTCTAACGCACCAAGAGTATTATATGCAGTAAATGTTTGGTATCCGTTTGAATTTAATGTAGGAGTCATACCAGGCTCTACTACTTGAATTACTCTTCCTCTGTATGTTTCATTTAAATTTTCATCTTTTTGAATAACAACATCATTTATATTAAAAAACGATCCACCAGGTCCAGCAGGAAAATGTGTTCCATTTCCTTGTCCTGTTGAATTTTTATATCTTATAAAATTATAAAATGTATAATTTAAATAATTGTTACCAGAGTACGATTTACCCGTAACAAAAAAATCAGTTCCAGTTAATGATAAAGGTAATCCTTGATCTCCTATTAATTTTAAAAATCTTACATTATTATTATGCTCACCACCTCTAATTAATTGTAGTCTTAGTCTAGTTCCACCTTGTGAATCGTATTCTACGCCGTCTACTGTTCCAGAAAAAATATCTACTTGTAACACTTTTCCTATAAATTCTCCGTATCCAGTAAATGTAAAATCTCTATTATAAATTATATCTCCTACCGTGAAAAAATTCTGAAAAGGTGAGGTTATGCTGGGATCATTATAGGAGGCACCATTAACTATACCTCTTCCAGTTGTATTATTAAAATATGGTAAACTTACTGTTAGGATTGTATCAAAAGGATTATATATCTCTTGTTGAGTAAGATACCCTAACCCATTTCCAGTAAATTCTATTTTTGTTTTAATAAAATCACCAGAACTATCAAAGTACACTGAAGGATCTGATGTAGTTAAAACCATATCATATTCTACAGCAGCGGTAGATATATCTCCACCCTGAATTGTTTTTAAGTTTTTAACTATACCATATTGACTAAATCTAGATCCTGCACCGAAAAACTTTTCATCATCTGTGAAATTAAAATCTATCTCTTTGTTGATCAATATGTTTGTTGGCTTGATTTCAGTAAGAAGATCGTATCCATGACCTCCTTGTGGTGGGATGATTGCACTCAGTGTCGCTGTTGTGGTGATCAAGAAGAACGCTTCAGCAAATCCATAATTCTGACCACCATTTATAATTTCCACTGTAGTCAGTATATTATTTGTAAATCTAGGAACAGCCACTGCACCAGTACCACTTCCAGTTATGTTTATTTTTGGTAATATGGAGTAATTATCACCTTGAGAAATAGGATCTCCTACCAACTCACACAAAGTAATTGTTGCGATATTTCCAGATACTGTATATGTGTCTATAGTTCCTATTTGACCGTTTTCAAAATAAACGACATAGTTTGTATTGTAATAGTTTGATGTAGCATTTAGATCGTTTAGAAGAACCGTAAAAGTCAGACTGCTTATTACTTCCTGAACGACATATTGGGAGGTAAGAGAAGGATTTACTAAATCATCAAATACCACATTTTCAGTATCTACTGTTACTTTTTGTATAGAACCATCAATAGCATTTGCTTTTACATTTAAAGCCAACGCTCTTTCATCTGTGTATGAAATTTGATCCAATATCAAAACAGGCATATAGGTGTTAGTGAGGAATCTTTGCATTTCATTTGTAAGAGAATACAAATATTTCCAAACATAACCATCTTCCGTCATGACCTCTTCTGTGTTTGTACCAAAAGGAGCGGAAGTGGATTCTACGCCATTGTTGTTTGAAAGACAGATATAAACATTGTATTCCAGACCGTCAGTAACCAACACATAATATTTTTTGTTTTCTGACCATAAAGCCACATCATCTTCATACTGATCGTAAACTACACCAGATGTCCAATTATATCTTGGAGCAACCATAGACACATCTGATGGACTTATTAATTGATAAAACAGAGTAGTTCTTTTTGCATCATTTTGTTCTTTTATCGTGTCTTGAACTGTAGGTACTGTTTCTCCCCAAGGTAAGGGATGACCATAATACATGTAATACCTATCATTTGACTTAGGATCTGTAAGACTTTGATAAAACTCTCTAGCAAAAGTGCTTCTGAGTGAATATGATAATGACTCTGCCATTAAAACTCATCCCCTATGATAGTATTGTTTGTATTATCCACAACAGCGAGTGTTTCTATAGTAAGTTCCATAAATGAAGATAATGTTTCATTTGTATTTAGATCAAAATTTGGATGTGGGAACACAACCCAGTAATTTGCTTTCTGATTTATATCGGAAACATCTGGTAAAGATCTGTATGTGGAATAAAAAGCATTTTCTATTTTAGTAGAAATAGGATTATCTAAAGGATCATGAATAAAAACTGGTGCTCCTGTTTGTGGAGGAACAGCCACGCTCGGATTGAATCCATCTGGGAAAAGATCCTGATCGCTATTTCTTAAATTTATGGAGGAATTTATGGTATATGGAAGATAATTTCCAATAAAATTACTTACCAAAAGTTTAACATTAGACAAAGAAGCAGGATCTAGCAATAGAGTTGGTTTTAAAAGCAACTCACCAAACAACATATAACCAGATGGGTGAACCATTCTCTTAATGGTGTCTTCATAAGACTCTTTTGGTATGTCCGATTTCAACTCATAAGAATGGGTCTGATAGTAATAATTGTCTTGGATGTAGTTGTCTGAACCCAAAACACTATTGCTGTTCTTATAGTATCCTGCATATTCACATAAAACGGTACTTTCGGGAACACCGTCAAAACCAGTTCCACCCACCGTAGTTACTTGTATATCATATAGTCCTATTGGGTTTTGCTCGTAATTAAAGCCAAAATTGACTGTTTGTAGTTTTGTTATTGCTCCATTTTGATCAACTTCGAGGACTCTTGCGGTGTATCCAACTCCACTACCATTGGTTGCTGGTGTTAGTTTTACAACATCACCTATTGTATAATTCAAACCACCAGAGGTTATGTTTATAGTGCTAATACCTCTTCTGAGTGAAAACTCTATCGTTTCTTCTGCGTCCTGATATACGACATCAGAATATATCTTACCGTATTGAAATGTACCATTTATCTCATCAATCTCAAATTCAGCCACTTTGTATGGACTTTGCATGTATATCTGGCACGACTTCACTCTTGCTCTGTTTATTTTCAAACCATTTACATCTCTTTGGTAGATGATTTTTCCTACCAATGCTCTTGCTCTATCTGTGTCGTTTACTAAAACTTTTAATGTCTTTCTCTCTACCCAAAGACCACCAGATACGATCATCATCTTTGTTCTTGGATAGAATATCTCGACATCAGTATCAAACAGAACACGGAATAGGAAATCGTATGATTTCTCTGTTCCTTTTGATTGATAGAATTGTTTTGCTCTCTTTATGAGAGTTTTTAGATTAAGTGGTTTGCCAGTTTGTCTATCAACAGCAAGTTGCTCTGGAAAATCTGGTATGAACAACTTCTTGAATTTGTCCAACAGAATTTGTGGTGTGAAATCAACATCTTTGAATTCTGCCTGAGCAAAAGGAACCTTAGATGGCTCATTACTTTGCTCCAAGAACTTATAGTATTTTTCTATAAAAGTTACAAATGTAGAATAGTCTTCACGAATGAAACTTGGTATTCTTGATTCTATGGTATCCGATAGTCTGTTCTTCAGATAGATTACATCTAGATTTACATCGAATTTTATTTTCTTTTCAGAACCAACTATTATCTTATTGAATTTGTTGACAAGATATACTCTGAGAAGATGAGAACCTTCGGTTAAATTGTCGTATGTAAAGACACCACTAAGTTCGATTTTTTCCTGCTTCACTCCATCAATAACAAATACCACTTTATCTGTAAATTTAGAGTTTTCTGATACAGAATAATCGACATACACTTTGTCAGAGTATATCGTTGAATCTTGAAATGGACTCTTTATTGTAATCATCTGTTTTTATATGGTACTTGTGTTGCGTTTACTACTAGAGAAATTGCACTTGGGTTTTCATGAATTAAGAACATTTTTTGCTTTGCTATGATGTCGATTTCATCTGGAATGCAGAAAAGACTTATAGGGAAATCATTTATGAGAGAAGTTGGTTTGAAATTTTTAAGATTTATGATTCCATTATTATAATCAATTGTTCCTATGTTTGAACTTATGACTACTTTGTTGGAACCTTCTCTGTAGAATAATTTAATCTTTCCATTACCATCGTCTTCCAGTTCACAATCTCTGTCTGTTCCGTTTCTATCCAAATATCCGAATACATTTGTTGAAAGTATGCTCTTATATCCATCTTGTGGGTGATATAACTTGTTGTTGTATTTCAAAGTATAGTTATGTGCTTTTTGATCAAATAATGGAACAAATCTTTTTTCTATGCTTATAAGAATGTCGTTGCTTATTATGTTATCATCAATTGATTGTATTTCAGTAGACAATTCCGTAGCATAGAAGTCTTTATCAAACTTGTTTAGATTAACATCTGTGAATTCATATATGGATGTTTTTATGTCAGAAACAAGTTGATTTACACCTTGAGGTAGATTTATTGGATCTATTTTTACATTTACTGTAAGATTGAGATACAGAACCTCTGGATCTACGAATTCGACCAAAACACCAACTACATTTCTGGTTCGGGTCAAAGTCTGAATTATCAGTGCTTTTTCTTCCGAGGAAAGAAACACTCCCTCTTTTGGTTTTACAGATATGAATACCTTTCCATACTGTATGGGATCGTTTTCTTCTCCACCCCAACAAATGACATCCTCTATGAAAGAAAAGTCTTTCAAAAGAATATTTCTATAGTCTTCCTTGGTAACTGCTCTGTCCTGTGTCACATAGTTTCTAGTGGTATTGAATCTTATGGATTCTTTTGTTTCTCTGTCTGATCCACCAGAAGATGGTACGATGACTCTGACCGTACTTTCGCTTACTGTTCTTGGTGCGCCAAATGTATTGGTAGAATTGGATATACCGATTCCGTTTGCTTCTTTTCCAGAACTTTCCAATATCTCAATTCTTATGACATTTCCAGAGGAAAGACCTTTACCTAGAATACCATCACCAAATATCAGTTCCAAGTATCCGTCAGAATTTTCTTCCAAGAAGTATATCTTGCTTTCTTCTGTCAGTTCTGTTATATTTGTTGCTTCGTAATATTGTTCCATTTCTGCAACAGATATGTCTGGTTGAACTGTTACTCTGAGAGTAGAAGCATCTACACTTTCGAAAGGAATAACAAACTTTTGAGTGGTGTTTGAAGTATCTGCTATAAAAGAATATTTCTTCAAAGATCCTTCAACCACTGTTATTGTATTGGAAGTAAGTTCTGTGACTATACCATTTTCGTAAGAAGATGGAACTAGGTTAACATCTTCCAAGACAACAAAATTGTAACTTTCGTTATTCTTGGTTGCACTGATTCTAGTTCCTCTTGGAATGAAAGATTCGGTTGTGTCTGTGGTTGTTATTTCAACTTGACATCTGGATGATGTTATTGTTTTTGGTCTGTATGCAAAATGTTTGGCAATAGAAACGATGGATGATCTTTTGGAAGCACTATCCAAGAACATTTCATTGACTGTCATGTTGTTGTAGAATGCTTGGTAATATGTGTTGTATGCAAGAATATCGAGAAGAATATTCAGAGCAGACCCTTCAAAATTATATCCAGTAAATTCCTCTTGGGATCTCAAGAAGTTCTTGAGATTTTGTTTGATTAGATCAAACTCTATTTCTGTTACTCGTAAGTCTTTTGTTTTCATCTGCTTCTGGACACAACTAAGGTGATATCCTCAGATTGTGACTCTTCTCCTATGATAGTGTATGTAACAGTTACTGATAAATCAACATCATCATAATCTACAGTCACATCCTCTGTTCTTATTCTAGTTTCATATGTTTCAAGTAGATTTCTAATATCGTTTCTGAGTTGTTCTTCCATCACATAATTGAAATTTTCAAATAATTTATTTTTTACATTTCCAGAAATAGTAGAGAATGGTTTCTCGAAAATATTCAACAAAAGCAGGGTTTTAACAGATTGCTTTATGGCATCTTTTCCCTTTTTTAAAATAAGATTTCCCGTCACTGGGTGTGAACTGAAAGAGAAATCCAAATCTACGGCTTTTATTGTCTTTTTCATATGTTTTATTTATATTACTTACATCTGGTACTTTGTTTAGTTGGTATCCATTTTCCTGGCGGACAATCAATGAACTTTGTAGGTAACAGAGGATCTTGTGGCTTCTTTACATCTGTTCTTAGTGCCAATTCGTTAGAAACAAAAGAACCACCATCTTCGAATTCTTTATTTTTGAACAATTTGTTGGTAGCAAACAGTGTTATGTCTGTGAGAGAAGACAATCTCAAAGCATCTCTAGAAAAGATATTTGTTGCTTTCTTACCACCAATGTAAGACAAGTTTTGAGAGTGTATTCTCATGACAGCATCTTTGTTTATTCCTTTTGTTTCTGAGATACCAGCATCAATGTATATGTTTGTATACGCTTGGACTCCCGCGTTACCATCCGATAGTAAGAAATTGTCACCAGTTGCTCTTATTACAGAATTTTTTGCTTCTATAGAAAAATTACCAGATATCTTCTTGGTTGCTGTTCCGAATTTCTCTATTTCTTGCTCGAATGTTCTCTCGCACCTTTCTCCCTTTTCCAACAATCCTTCTACAGTTTTACCATTATACAGTCTTTCGACTTTTTTCTCGTATTGTTCCTTGGTTCTACCTTTTACCAGTGTACTGCAAGAACCTTCAAGTTGTGTTTCTTTCACAGATTCGCCATTTGTCAGTTGAAGATTGTCAAACAGTCCATCTACGCGAACATCTCGGTTCCTTCCGATTTCGGTTACTTGATCTTCTCCGACGACAACATGCATATGTCCAGTACATTCTAAATTGTAATCGCCATTTATAAAATGATTGTAGTTACCACAATCTTGACGAATATTCACATCTCCATCCATTAATTGAATATTGGAATCTCCTTTATCCAATTTAACATTAAGGTTTCCCTTTTCGATGTATATGTTAACATTTGCACCTTTCATGACATGAATATCAAAATTCACTGCTTCTGATTCCGTGCTTTTCATTTCGTCTGTATTGACGAGTATTTTCAGTGCTTTGTCTATAGTCACATCGCAATAACCATCGACATGAACATGGCTATCTCTTAGAACAGAAACATATCCGTCTCTTACTATCTTTACGACTTTATCGCCGTTTGGGTGGTATTCCTCAAAAGAACCGCTTCTATGATTTACGGATATTCTTTCGCTGCCTGGAGTATCGTCGTGCTCAATAATATGTCCAGACTCTGTTTCTATTACCTTATTGTAGGGATAAATTGTCAGATCTTGAAATCGTTCTGCGTCATTTGGACCATCACCGTCACTACCTTCACAATCGACGCAACCCTTTCTTTTCTTCAGATCTTTCCCTTTAATTTTTGCATATTGGGTTGGAGTTTCCGACCAACCTTTTCCTTTGTTTATTTCTTTATTTTCTCCAGAGAAAGGATCGCATCTTAAGGAAACAGGAGAGCCACCCGCACCACCACCGCCTCCTGCGCCACCACCTCCACCAGCACCTCCACCTCCTCCTCCACCACCAGAACCTCCTCCACCACTTGGTGGTCTAGATGGAACTGTTGATTCTGTGGGACTTGGTCTAGAAGGTCTACTTCCGCCACCAGCACCTCCCCCTCCTCTTCCTCTACCACCAGAACCACCACCGCCACCAGAGCCAGGACCGCCAGGACCGCCAGGGCCAGAGTTACCACCACCGTCTGGTGGTAGAATCGGTGGATCGCAATTATTTAAAAGATCTTCTCTGCTCATTATTTCTGATCCTTGTATACAGGTTCACCATTAGAATTGGTAGGTTGTTCTATCTTTGCTGCGTAATTTTCGAAAGTAGAGGAAACCCAAGTACAGACCAAAGCATTATCACCTATACCTAATTTCTTGTTTGTTCCTTTATTTGCTTTGGATTCATTCGTAACACCGCATTTGAAAGGTTTCATTTCTATGGATGCAATCTTTACACCATCATCGAGTAGTCCTCCCTTTTCTCTGGAGGTTCTCTTATAACCGACAATAGTGTTGTCGATGTATTTTTCATTGTTTGTTGCCAAAACCGACATGTCGGACATAGTTCCATCTACGAAATTTATACAGTCATTCGACTGCTTTCTAGGAAACTTCTCCGCTTTGTCGTTTTCTATCTGGGCTCCTCTTTTATCGCCCTTTTGTCCTTTACCATCTGGATATTCTTTTTTCTTGAATTTGCTGGTTGGTTCCTTTTCTAGATCCTCTTGTGTTCTGGGATCACGGAAACCATCTCCATAATTTTCAACATAAGTGGTTTTCTTTATTTCCTGCTGAAGATAATCCAGACCGTTTCCTTGATTCTCTTTGGATTCCGAAGGAATATGACCAGGAAGAGCAAAAAGAACTAGAGGAAGTTGAGTACCCTCTCCGTCGTCTTTCCATATACCCATTACCCATGTTCCTTCTGGAACACCAGTGGGTGACAAACCAACTCCAGAGTTTATACCAAATACCGCAGGAACAGCAACATCGGACCAAACCAAGTCCTCTTTTGGAATATCTTCCGTTGAAGAAGAATGATATCCGAATATTCTAACTTTGACTCTTCCCTTGGCTAAAGGATCTTGTCTATCCTCAACTACACCATACCATACTGTCGAATTAGAATCTTTTTTCATTTCAATGCTCCTCACCGAAAGAATCTTTACAACATCTGAATGCTGTAGTGTACTCCATTTTACCGCTTCTTGCTCTTGCTATTGTATGTACTACTGTCATAACCAGATATTTACCGCTTCCCATTTTATCTTTATCTGCTTTACTTGTATTGGAAGATTCATTTAGTAAAACTCTACCGAAATATATCACCTTTCCTGCACCTATCTTCTTTATATCAGAATTACCAGTTGCTGTAAATTCAACATAAGACTGATTAAGTTGTTCCATTTGACTTATTCTAGGTAACAACCAATCATCCGAACCACCTATCTTGCTGTTTCCGTTTTTCTGTTCCTTGCAGCAATGAGAATGGCGAGATTTCATGTAAAATCTCTGAGAAAATGCTCCATTAACATATTCATACATTTCAGAATTTTCTGGTACTATTGATTGATCGGATAAGTGTGTTTGTTTCTTCCATTGATCTGGAAGAAAATATGTTGTTACACCCCAGGTCTTTTCGCTAGGATCCAGAGTCATAACAGCAGAAGATGCCATTCCATTTACAGCATTTTCGTAAGAACATTGATTGCTGACATTGTGATGGATCGCCGCTCTTCTCGCAGAAGCAAAATCTTCACCTCGATTTATTCCATAAACATAACCACTCGAAACATCTTTACCGAATGTAGATTCCTGTTCCATCAATTTTCCAACACTCACAAAATTATGTTTTCCTGCTAGATCCTGATAAAACAAGAAATTAATATCTGATGGTTTTTCTTCTCTTCTAGCATAAGGACACAAAAAGTTTATCTGTGCCACAATCGTTCTATATGGAAGGACGAAATTAAATTTCTTATCTGTCTGCTCAAACTGATCAAATTTGCATCCAAGTTTATTTGCTAGTAGAGAAACTACTTCACTTACTTTTTTCTTTTTAAATGATTTAGAAATATTACTTCCTTCATTCTTGAAGAACAATCTATGAGCAAAATAAATTGCAGTTGTTTGAGTGGAGTAACCCATAGTCACACTTTGCTCTACCTTGTAGATAAGATAATCTTGAGAAGATATCTTTATTTCTTTTTGAGTAGACGAACCATCATCTTCAAGACCAGAAAAAGAAAAATCTATTTTGCACGATAGATCGCTCTTGAGTTTTGCTTTCTTTACTACTCGTATTGATTCTGTATCATTGACGAGTATTCTTCCACTTATAAATGGAGAAAATATGCTTTCAGTCACTTCTATGTTTGTGACTACAGAAGATATATCTGTAGTTCCTTCTGGAGAAATGATCAGAACATTAGATAGATTACCGATAAGTAATGTCTTATCGCTCATTCAGAAAGATCTCCAATAGTAAAGGTATCTTGTATATCGAAAACATTGCTGTTCTTTTCTACCTTTTCAAAAAGATTCTTCATCTTGTTCATCAGAGGATTGAAATACTCTGGTCGCATCAACAGAATCTCTCTCTTTTCGTCATTCAATTGAAGTTCATAATCTCTATTTGTTACAGTATACAATTCGGAAGAACCATTTATGTAACCATTCAAACAATTATCACAGACAACCTCATAATCTTGATTCACATTGTCTTGTCCTCTTGGATCTAAGTATTCTCCAGATGCATCTTGAAAATGATGCAGAGAAAAAGAATCATCATAAACAACTCTTCCCAAGACTACATTCTGAGTTGTGTTGTCTTTAAAAGTAACAGTTACTTGATCGTTTATTGATATATCTGTAATTCTAGATGCTGTGGTAAGTTTATTGATAGATCTGTCATAGGAAGAAATTACATAAACAGTTCCATTTTTACTGATGCTAACTATATCGGGAAAAGAAAAATTTATATTGGATTCGGGTATGAAAACAGATGAACCCGAATACTTATTTTGTATTATTTTTTCCATATTCAGATATGAATAGGGCCATTCTGTATTTCTATCTGCTATATCATTCAGATTCAAAATTATCCAAGA